GTAAAATAATCATTTCTTGATTTTGCGGTTTCCTCAGGTACTTTAGCGAGTATTAGTCCTCCAACACCAATGACTCCTTTATTTCTTCCGTGGTCAATACTTGGGGCTTCAAAGTCAGGATAATCCTCTGCTCTCACAGGTTCATAACCTTCTCTAATACGTTTAGACATATTAGATTTATCATCGTTGCCTCTAGTAGCTTCACGAATCCACCTGAATTTATATCCAGGAGGTGGGGTGGGTGCATCCAACATGGATGGGGGTGTCCAAGGTTTACTGCGAGTTTGAGAGTCTCGTGTCTCTGCAGACCTAGAGTTTCTGTCTGTTGCGACTTCAGTTGTTTTCATATCATCTGTCATTTTTATACTCCTTCAATATGCTTAGCATATTCTTTTAGTGGAACGCCTAATCTTTTAGCTATTGCAACTTGACTTGACGTTAATTTTACTTTGCGTGCTCCTTTTTTGCCTGCAACTCCAGGAGTTGAGGCAGCAACTTGTTGCACGGGGGGTTGCTCTTTCGAAAACTTTGTAGGGAAATTTTGTTGCATCCTATTATCTACTTCTTTGTAATATTCCTCAGAAGTTGGGTCATACCCTTCTTCTTCTACTAATTGTCTATGAATACCGAAAGCTGCAAAAGTCATTACTGTATCATTACCAAACCATGTGTTTTCTTTAGCCCACTCTTCCGCTCTTGGGTCGGGTTGTGGCACATCGGTCGCTAACTGAACTGGAGCTTGTTGTGTTTCTACAACTTGTTCTTCTTTTTTATCTCTTACTGCTTGTTGTGCTTGCAGTCTTCTTAAATTTTCTGCTTCTGCACTAGCACGAGATAATTTTTCAGTAGCATTAGCAATAGCCTCTGCATCTCCTGCATCCTGAGCTTCTTTCAAATGAATTTTAGCTCTTTCAATATCAGATTGTACTCTACTATCGTACTCCTTGAAAAGGGATGTATCTGAGTTTTTTAATTTTTCTTTTAGTTCTGTGTTAGAATTACTTATTGATTTAGCGTAATTTAAAGCCTCATCTCTTTGACGTTCTGCTTCACGCATCTTGTAAGTAAGTTTATCAATACGTTTTTTAACTCCTTCACTTACTTCGTCAAGTTCATTTTTATGTTCTGTTTCAGACGACTGAACTTCTTCTACTACAGTTTCTTGTTTTTCAGTAGTATCTTGTTCCTCCTCTGGCAAAACTAGTTCTATATTTTCTGCTTGGTTGTTATCTTGCATAATTTCTCCTGTTAATTATGATATTATTGCTTCTGGGTCATCAACAACAGCAAGTATTTCGTCATCGTTCAAAAGTCGCATATCGCCACCTTCTATTTGAAAACGTGCACCTGCATATCTGCCAAAGATAACCCAATCACCTTTTTTACACCATGCTCCTTCTGGAAACTTTACAGTATCAGCATAAGCATCTGGTCCAAGTGCAACTACGTGTCCTACAACAGTGGACAAACGTTCTTTATCGATAGTTTGTTTAGCTATATGTATACCACCTTTAGTTACGCTTTTTTGTGCGAAAGGCAAAATTAAGATTCGATACCCCGTTGGACGTGGTAACTTATCTGCATGAGATTCGTAGTTCTCTGGTGTGATTTCATTTTCGGAAACTTCTTCTTTTAACTTATCACTACCAAAGTTATCTACCCGACTTGGAATAACCTTGTTATTCATTGTGCATCCTCCATATTAGAATGAATCGTTTGAATTTCTTGTTCAGCAAAACTCAAACCGTTTATTTCACCTACTATCCTTTGGTATTGTTCAAAATTTTCAATACTACCAGAAGCAAGCGTTTGCGTGAGAGAATTAATCCTATCACGATATTTCTGGAGCAAATGCTCCATAAGTCTTATATGGTCCACTATTTAATATAGTTATACCAAAGTAAGCCTTTTGTCTGACCATAAGCAGCTTTTACTTTAGATTCTTTACCGACTACTTTGCCGTCAGAATCCATATTAAGCTCACCTGCTTTTACAACTTCAGACTTAGTTGTATCCTCCATCGAAGGCACTGACATTTTTTGTTTAGCACCTTGTGATTTTGGAGATGGATAACTAGCTTTATTGTAATTACTCATCTTCTTCTCCTTTATTTAGTTCGTGAATCACGAACGGTTTTTAATAATTCATTGAAATTTTTAATATCGTCGTTATTTGATTTAGCTTGTAGTTCTTCTAAATCAACTGCTGCTTTCGTCTGTGTAGCTTCTCTCTGTGCATCTATACGCATCATTTCGATTTGTTTATCTCTTAAATCTTCCTGTTCTTTTTGTGCTAATTGTTCTTTTTCAAGCTGTAGTTGTTGCTGGAACATTTCCATTTGTGGATTTTGTTGTGCTACCATTTGAGCTTGTATCATTGCTTGTGCTTGTCCTGTTACTTGTTGTGTCGCAGTAGCTGCAGCAATAGCTATTTCATTCATAACCTCTGGCGGTAATTCTCCATCTTCGACTGATGGTAAAGGCTGACCAAGAGCTTGTTCGATTTGTACTTTATATAACACAGCCTGTCTTTCTTGTATATTAGCTCCAATACTTTGTATAGCTACTGGGTTTTGTTGCATCATAGGGTTTTGTAAAAATGCAGTATGTGCTGCAATATATGCTTCTTGATTTTGGAAATCATAAACTTTAATAGGTTCACCTTTCATAGCAGCTTGTTGTTCTGATATTGGGTCTCTTGCTGGAATATCTTCATCGGGAGGTAATAAAGCATCAATATCTTTTACATTCAAAGCTATATACATTTTTCTGTAAGCTTCTTTTAAATCATGTAAATCAGGTGCTGATTGTGCCATTTGTAATTGTGTTTGTGCTAATGTAATTCTTTGTGTCATACTAAAAATATTAGGGTCACTTACAGGTATCACATCTACATTATTATCGAAATCGGACGCAAAAACATTTTGGTTATTACCTTGTACTTGATATGGATACTCGGGTGGTAAAAATTCACCGAAAACTCTTTTTAATATTTTAAATTCAGTTTTTTGTGCATAGTGTAAACGTTTATGTATCGCAGACATAATACGTTGACCTTTTTCTAGTAAAGCAACAGTTGTACCTACAGGTGCTTCACTATTACCGTCTCCAGTGGGATTTTCTACAGTAGCGGCAAATCTTTTACCTGCATCTACTAAACCACCTAGTAATGTAGCTAAAGTACCGCTTGGCTCTTTATAAGGTAAAGGTAAAAACGCATCTTGTAATCTACCACCCGGAGCATCAACATCTCTCCATTCACCGGGTTGTAATGGGTCATCGTGTCTTTGTATATTAAGACCCCTTGATTTAAAACCCGCAGGTAAATTACTTAAAGTTCCTGCATCAATAAGTTGTCTCAGTATTGCAGTAACTGATTTAGTTAAACCACCCATCATATGTATCAAACCAAAACCATAAAAACCTAATCCTGGAAGAAATTTATAATGTGTAAAATATTCTATCTTTTTCTTCATGGGGTCTGTTTCACTATAGTTAGGTCTTATAGCTAAAATTTTACCGTTATCTTTACAGATAGTTACGATATAAGGTAAAGCTAAACCAGTTTCTTCTCCCATAGCATTCGTATCTTCGAAACCTTCTAAATCTAAATTTACATGCATTTCTAATAAAGTATATTCTTCATCATTAGCAGTTCTACTTAATCCTTGTAGTTCATCAATCTTAGATTCAATATCCGTATTATCATAACCACCCTCTGGGTCGGTCATATCCATATCTTTATATAAACCTGATATCTGTAATTTTTTCAGGTCATTTGGTGACATATGTATAACGTGTGTAATTCTTGGCGAAGTTAATAAGTCTACAGCGTAATAAGGTACGACTAAATCTTCTGATTTTACAAATCTAGCTACAGCTCGCCCTACTGCTGGGTCGTAATATACTTTTTTAAATGCTGAACCAGATAACGGAAGATAAAATAATAATTGGTCCATTTCTGGGTCGTATTCTTCCATTTTGTAGGTAATCTGATAATTCATAAAGTTTTTTACTCTATTAGCTTTTTCTAATTTAGCATTATCCGTTACACCTAATACTTCAGTATCTACTGGTCCACCAGCTGGTAATAATTCTTTGTAAGCTTGTGCTTGAAACTGTGTTACAGCTTCTGCTAATATTGGATGGTGAACACCTGATGCACCTATGAATGGCTCTGTACGATTATCACTGTTTATACCTAATAAATCTAAACCCTCACTATATGTTTGAAACCAGTCGTTCCGTGAGTCTAAATCATCTTCAAAACTATGTATAAGTTCTTGTGCTATAACATTTAATGTGTTATCGTCGATAACTTCAGCTAAATTTTCGCCAAATTTACCTTTTATTTGTTCATTTTCATCTGTGCCTATTTCAACGGTACCATCAGCATTGATAGTGACCTCCATATCATCGATTTTTTCTTCTGGAACTAATTCAAGCTCGACTTCTTGGTCAGGCTGTAAAGGTTGTGGTATTGCTTGTTTTTCTATAGCCATATTTCCGTATCATAGTCCTATTTTTATTAATAATAAACCCTTTGGGTAGGAAAGTAACTTGGCTCATCGTCCATATCGGTCGAAAGTTGTAAAAATCCACCCGCTCTAAAACGTGCTAACGCTAAAGTTGTTGCATCTACGAGGTCATCATTTTCTCCACCGGGAAAATCACTAACTTCTTCCATAAGTTCCTCACCAAAACGATTATCCGGTACCCAAACTCGTCCATCTTGGAAAATTGGTGACACAGAATTCAATCTTGCTATTTTATCTTGCCCTTTTCCTGGACTAAATGTGTTTACAGGTATACCAATACGTCTTAATTCTTGTATAAGTGGCAATCCTGACCCTTTTGCCTCAATAATTACGTTATCTGGCTCCCAATACTCGTATAATCGCATCGCTTCTTGTTTTAATTCGGGAAAATCGAATCTTTCTTTAACACAATCTATTAAAATTAAGTGTGCTTCGTTGCCATCATACATTTCTTCGCCTATTTTACCCTCTGGATAGAACACACCCCATGTAGTTATAGCTGTAAAGTCCGCTCTTTCACTTTTTAAAAATGCTGTATCATAACTTTGTATTAAATAATCACATTTTGGTGGTTTTTCTTGGTCCCAAACCATAAACCAGTCTTTAGGTATGATAGAAATACCCTCACCAGTAGGTCTTTGCATGTATTGTGCAGCCCATTTTGATGGACTAACGGATGCTTTTATACTTTCTAACTCATCTTTTGACCAAAAATTAGCCCAAAGTGGGTTACCACTAGGTAAAATAGCAGGAAACTCTATAACTTCCCACTGGTCAGCACCTTTTTCTTGTGTCATTTTCTTAATTAAACGTCCGGTTAAATCTTTTTTAGACCAACGTGTCATAACAATAACGATTGCACCACCGGGTTGTAACCTTTGTCGTGGTCCAGTCATAAACCATTCGTAAGCTTCGTCTAATGCTTTATCTGACATAGCGTCTTGTTCGGAGTGTGGGTCGTCAATAATAAACAAATCAGCTCCTCTACCGGCTAATGCACCACCTGTACCAGCAGCATAATACTCACCACCTTTATTTGTTAACCATTTACCGGCACTCCTACTATCTGCTTTTAATTCTGTTTCAGGAAATAATTGATTATATTCTTCGCTATCAATTAAATCTCTAACTTTTCTACCAAAATTAATTGCAAGGTCAGCAGTATGGGTAGCTTCTATAATTTTTAGTTTTGGGTTTTTACCTAATAAATATGCAGGAAATAAATGTGAAGCAAATTCTGATTTCGTATGACGTGGTGGCATATTAATTATTAAACGTTTTAATTTACCACTAGCGATATCATCAAAAGCTTTTGCCATTTTTGCATGGTGTTCGCCAGATATAAATTCTGACCAGATAGCTGTAACAAAATCTAAAAAACTACTTGTTGATTTTATTTGATGTTCACGTTTTTCTAATTCTTCTAAAAGAATAGTGAATTCTTTTGCTTCAGCAGTTGTTAAATGACTGAGGTCTATGTTTTTTAAAGATTTTAATTTATCAGACAAAGTTATCAATCAGGTTTTTTGAAGAAAAAATCATCTACAAAATCGTCACCCTCTCTTTTTCTCATAATTTTATTTTGTCTTTCTGCAGCTTTTAGTAAATCATCAAGCTTTGCTGGTGGTAATTGACTAACGATACCTCTATCTCCTAACATAGCTTTATAACTTTCAGTCATAGCTTTATTATCGGCTAGTTGTTTATCAACATCTGCTAATTGTTTTCGTAAAGTATTACCTGCGTCAGGATTCATTTTTAATATAGGGTCGCTATCTAATTCTTTGAGAGCTTTTTCTAACATCTTTTTTCTTTCTATTAAAAATATAGAACCTTTTAATGCACCGCCACCTACGACATCTAAATAACTTAAAGCTTCACCCATAGTATCGCCCCTACGTCTAGCTAATTCAGTCGATAATCCTGGGATAAAGTTAGCGACACCAGATACTAAATTTTGTATCGGGTCTTCAGTATTTAAAGGTTGGTCTATATAATCTAATAATCTTTCTAAAACACCACTAGAGGGCATGGTAGGACTTATTGTTGATTTAGGCTGTTCCATATTAAGTAAAGTAGTTTAAACTATGAATGAGTTTCTTTGTCGGCGGACTATTTTTCTGTATGAGACGCACCGAAGTAAAAACTTATTACTGCACTAGCTAATCCTCCTAAATACCCAAGCACTAAATTTATTAATGCTTCGCTGTTTTGTTCTGGTGGTTGTAATGTTACTAGAAAAATGTAACCAAGAAAACCCATAACCATGGCTATACCAATAATACGTGCTGTCCAATCTTTACTGAACATGCTCCTAGCGTGTTGTTTTTCTTGTGTTTCTAATTTAAAAATATCAACGTTAAGTTCTTTCATCTTAACTTCGAAATCTTTTTCTGCTTTTTTAATTTCTAATAATTGTTCAGGGGTAGCGTTTTGCATAGCATTTTCAATAGCTATCTGATTATTATCTACACCTAAAACTTTAGAAATAACATTTGATGCCATACCGCCTAATGGACCGCCTAATGCCGAACCAAGTGTTGGTGCGACTGCACCGACTATATTTAATAATTTTTTCATAACAAAAGTATAAACGTAAAAATTTTTTTCGCAAAATTTTTTTACTAGAAATTTTTTCATAGGGACTTATTTGTAAAGTACATCGGATTGAGAGCCTGAAACTAAGGTGCGGCGGAGGGTGAGGACGCTAGCGTAGGGCTAGGGGGTATAGGGGTTGCGTATATGCGTTAGTAAATATAAATAATAGAGTAGATATATTAGGCACAAAAAAAGAGGGCTAGAAGCCCTCTTGTGTTATTAGGTTAATGAATTAAGATATGTTTACTAAAGTAAAACTACCTTTCTTAGCTGTCCAGTCCTCCTTACCTGTCATTTTATTTAAGTAAGCTGACATAACTGGGTATATATCTTGAACGTAGGGTTCATGCTTACTATCTACCCAAAAGGTATCAGCTTTGTCATTCATAAAAGCTATTATTAAATCATTAAGCTCACCTACAGTAGCAGTACCGCCTAAGTCATCTAATAACTGTAACACTTTGACCACCTGCCTAGGTGGTTGTTTAGTTTTACAAAGATTAACAGCTTCATCAGTTAGTGTTAATATTGTACTAGCATTAGCACCACTACTTTTTAAAGTATCAGTGAATCTACCAGTTGATACATTTTGTTTCTTGGTTGTATCTACCGCACCTTTTTTAGGATTATTATTTTTATTCATAGGTATATATTATATTAATTATCATAAATTGCAAGTCTTTTAGTTAAATTAACTTAATTAATTTATATAGGTTAGTTAGGTTAGTTAAGTTATTTTTTAGATTTTTAGATTTTTAGATTTTACGATTTTTAGAAAGACGGACGGATTTGATTGATTGATTGATTGATTCATAGAGTAGAGGGAGGGTGGGTGGGAGATAGCAGGGATAGAGTAGAGTGAAGGATAGAGTAGAGGGATAGAGTAGAGTGAGGGATAGAGTAGACCAGAGACGAGCACAAAAAAGGCGACCGAAGTCGCCCTTTTGGAATCAATCAGTAAGTCTAACTAACTGTTATATATCCAGCATCTACTAACTTACTTCTGTAGTGTGTCCAGATATCCATAGGTGTTTGTTTTGTTACACCTCCAGCTTTCTCCCAAGCACTTTCAGTAGAACCGTCAGTTCCAACTAACTCACCAACTGTAAGACTGTAGTCTTTCGCATTTAGTAAAGCCTCGATAATTTTACCAGCTTGTGGTGCAATCTCTTCTTCTGGTGTAGCCAATAAAGTGATTACTTGGTTATAGTTATTAGAACCTCTTTGGGTTCCAGATTTGTAGTTTTTATCTATTTTCATAATATTCTCCTTTCTAAATAGTGGGAACTACCCCGTTAATATAGTTATATCATATCGCGGATTGGTACCAAAGTAAAGGAGTAAAAAGAACAGAACAAAGTCCGTCCATCGCTCCGTCGGTCAGTGGTTCTTGGTGAAGTCGCCTTCGATAATGTTATCAGTCTTTTTTGCAATCAATTCTTTGAGGCGAGTGAGTATGTCGTCTTTAGACATCATATCAATTTTTGCAGTCAATATTTCACGTCTATCGATGTAGAGTCCTCCTGCCTTGCCTCGATGAACCTCTGCAGTGATAGCAGCGGATATTTGTCCTTGGTCCTTGGCTTCTTCTCGCAGGTCGTGTAGAGTGGACAGGTGATTCTCTAGAGAAACTGCTTCCTTCTCTGAGGCTTGGATTTCC